TAAGAGTAGCGGTAAATCCATCTAAAATTGCACCTTCTTGATCGCTGATAGTACCTGCAAATTTAAAACCTGCTACACCGTTTCCTTGTTTTCCACTTGTTTTAATGTAAGAAACATTGACTATATTTCCAGAATCTAGTTTATCACCAAATACACCATCACCAAACAATAACTCATACCTTTCGTCAGTAGTTTCTTGTAAAAGATATATGTTAGATGTAGATGTGATACCAATGATATTTGTTGCTAATTTATATTCTGTGCTTGTGTTACTTCCAGAACTCTCTAATACATTTACTCTAATAGTAGAGGTGTCAATATCAGAATTTGGTAAAATAAATCTTTGATTTGGTTGAGAATTATCAATTCTAAATTGGGATTCTAAATATTGACCTTGACAAATTTCTATGGTTCCTTGTGATATTCCATCAACAACAGTTCCAGTTACTTCTTCTGGTAACGAAAAAATATAATTAGCATTAGATACAGTTCCATTTGCTACTACACCTGATTCAAAAACAATTGTTGATGTAGATGTAGATATACCTGTAATAAAATAATCTACTTTAGTTTTTGCAGCAGTTTTTGAGCGAGGAACATATCCTATATTACGTGCTAATGATACAACATTCTCTCTTAGTGTAGCAGAATCAATAAAAGTCTCATTCACCACCATGTTGGTGTTGTATGCAGTAATGTATGAATTATAAGCAAGAGTGTTTATAAGAATTGAGAGGTTAGAACCCTCAAAATCCATATCTGAGAAATTAGAATTTTCTCTCAAGTAGTCTTTTAATGAAGATTTTATATCCTCAAAATTTAGATTTGTAAATTGTTGAAGTGCCATTATAGCCTAGTTGGTTCTAAAACGAATTGTAAGATTTGAGTTGGTGCAGATAAACCAACGAGTTCATAAGATATTTTGATATTCAAAGAATTATTATCAGGTTGTGATTGAACATCAACGTCAGTTAAACTTACTCTAGGTTCGTTGTTTGTTATAGTAGTTTCTATCTCTGTTGATATAGGATCAACAAAATCATCGTTGGCAAGTTCAAATAACGCACCAGTTATTCTAGTACCTAACAAATCATTAAAAAATACCTCTCCTAACTGTATTCTTATCAAATTTTGGACAGAACGTTTTATTGCATCCTCATCTTTCAATGCAAGTATATCATTTGTAACTGGATGACGTTTGAAAGACAAAGATATGTCTTTAAAACCCTGCGAAAAACGTTGGACAGGCACTTGACGTTTACAATCTCGGTATATTTATCTATTTAGAGGCAAAAAAAGACCTCCTCTGTCGAGAAGGTCAATTAGGATGCTCCGTCGCCTGATTGTCAGTCGGAATCCTGGTCGTCGGTTCCCAGGTATTTAATTTCTATTTCGTCGGGATGAGGGTAACCTGAGTTATAAAACTCGTCGGCAAGTGCTTGAGTAATGTCAAGCATTTCCTCTTCATTAACAGAAGAGAATTCTTTTACTCCCTCAACATATATATCATACTTTTCCATACACTGTAAACATTCTTTACAGGTATCTATATAATTCTTGTTTTCTCATGACCAACACGGCATTGAGGGTCACACCAAATTTCAAATCCCGCCTTGATAGCATCTAAACAAAAAGATACGTCTTCACCACACATGTCTTGAACTTCTCCAGATTCAAAAACCTGCATTTGAGGTGCGAACCAAGGATAAGTCATTTCTTTATGCTCGAATACTCCTTTTTTAATTAATAACCAACCAAACCCAGTGTAATCAACTGTAAATGGTTTTCTGCGTTTTTGAATACCATCAACCATCTCATGATTCATGACTCCGCCATTTTCCTTGAAATCATCTTCTTCTAACCAATGTGCAACAGATGTTGTCTTGCCATCTTCAGTTGCATACCAACCAGCAGCGATATCTTTGTCCATACAAACAATGCGATAAAAATTTTCTAGGTTGAAAACAATATCACTATCAATCCAGAGTTGATAATCATACTTGAGTTTACCGTCCCATGGTAGTTGATCTGGTCCTCTTAAGACATTAGCACCTAAGCACTTACAACGTGCAAAGTTTACCATTGAACTATAATCCTGTGAGATTTGAATGCTCGCACCACTTTGAACCAGATCGAAGCAAAGTTGCACAAATGCCTTCAAAAATATATAAGAAACGCCACGACCAGGTAAACAAAAGACAATACTCTTACCTTTGATCAATTCTTTTCCTTTTTCTACAGACCACCAGTCTTCTTTCTTTTGGTCTGTACTAGGTGGGGTAGTTACCACCTTAAATCCTTTAGCCATACTATAATGGGTTGCAATCCAACAATATTATAACAGATTATATAGTCTCCATCAACCTAATAAGTTTTTCCGCAATTTTTTGATGTCCTAGAGCATTAGGATGATTTCCCTTAGCATGGTAATCACCATAGTAATGATCTCCTATGCCATCTTTTTTATGACCTATAATATCCTCATGAATATATGTTATTGGTATATCTTGACATAAAGGTTTCCACCAACCAGTTCCATTTGCCTCATGATAAAACTTTTCTGGTCTACGGATAGCCTCATGAAAATGATCTGCTAGAATAGGTATGAAGGTAATATTGTTTGCCTTGCAGTAAGAATCAAAAAGAAAAATATTTTTCCACATATTTTCAACACCAAGAATGTCATTATAAACAAACCTATAAAACCATTTACCAGCAGAAAACATTCTCTCTCGCAACTCATCTGCCATGCGATTACCCTTGAGTTTTAGTTTTCCATGAGTTGAGGTAATTTGAGGTGTAAACCTATGAGGAAACCCTTGTTTATCAAACCACTCCATTCTTGAGTGCACGGTAAATTGTAATACCACAACATCAACTTTATTATTTTTTAGATAATCGATGGATTCTCTTACAATTCTATCGTTACTATTCCCGCAATGAGAGATATTACAGTCTTCAGTCAGAAAATGATTAGAGACTAATTTACTATATCTTTCATTTTCACGATCTTCGAGTTCGTCACCCCAAGTAATTGAGCATCCATGAAATAGTATTTTCATCAAAAAACCTTGACTGAATATTTACTAGAGAACAATTTTGCATCTTCAACATTGTTTACCATTGGTTTTCCACGAACATTCAAAGATGTATTCAATAATACAGGGATTCCTGTCTTTTCATACCAGCACTCCAATATGGGTCTCAGAACGCTCTCAGATGTCTCTGGCACTGTTTGTACTCTAGCAGAGTTATCAACGTGTAGACAGGCAGGAATAAGGTCACTCTGCTTACATTGATAAACATATGACATATGCCTTGAATGCTCAGGCATATCAAACCATTCCTGACAATGCTCTTCTAGTATAGCAGGAGCAAATGGTCTAAACTTCTGACGTTGTTTTATTTCGTTGACTAGATCTTTGGTTGAAATTTGGCGTGGATCCGCCAATAGACTTCTATTACCAAGAGCACGAGGACCAAACTCAGCACGACCATTTGCAACACCAACGATTTTATGTTTGAGTATGTGATCGACCACCTCTTCTGGATCCACCGAACCCCTAATGTTACATCCGAGATAGGGAGTAAATTGAACTTTTTTACCATATGCAAGTAAAGCTGCACCTAAAGCACCTCCAGCGTCGCCAGGATTAGGCATAATCCAAAGATTGCACCTTTCCCTTAGTTTTGTATTTACGACACAGTTTAGTGCAACTCCGCCTCCATAGCAAATGTTGCAACTGTATTTTTTAGCAATATCAAATATTTTGAACAATTCCTCTTGAAGAACAATCTCCGCACTTTTTGCCACATCACATGAATCACCTTCTAGTTCACGTATACCTTTATGGTTATTCTTAGAAAGTAGTGCTCGTAACTCCTTAGTATAACAAGGTTTTCCGAAAGCTGCCATTCCCATAAAAATATATTCTTCATCTAATGGTCTTAATCCTGCCCATTTAGTCAATGCACTATACCAAAGTCCTATAGACTTTGGATATCTCCTAGACCATACTTTTTTATATACTGCGGATCCTTTTACCATTTTGGCAGTCCACACTGAGGAACAATCCCACTCACCAATGCTATCCACGACAACACAAGCAGCATGTTCAAAATTTGATGTTTGAAACGCAGCAGCAGCGTGTGATTTATGATGTTGCATATACTTATTAGGTTGCAAAGATAAATGTCTATCTTTCCTCCACGCTTTTTGCCCTGCATATAACTGTCTAGTCCTTTTTAATAATGGGTTTTCGTAGAACGCTACAATATCATCATGTATGTTCAATCCCCTTGCCATGGTGACTGCACTTAAGTCCAATACTTTATCATGCTTCTTCTTTGAGTATCTTTCAGAATGTGTAGCGTAACTAATGGTATTTTTATGAACAACCGCAATTGCAGCGTCATGAAACCCCTCGCTAAACCCTATCATATATGTTTACCCCAAGAATTAGGCAAAGATCCAAACTCGTTTTTCCATTGTGAATAGATTGGATCCAATTGTTCTCTACCATAATCGTATAACTCTTTTGTTAGTGGTTCCCTTACAGATCCCCATTGATCCTTCAGGAAATCGTATTTAGGTGCATTCTCTCCTGCTTCTGGCCAAAAAGCATTCTCATGTATCTTTGTAATTGGATAATCTAAAAAATTAGATAACCTTTCAGTCTGCTCAGTAAAATTATCAGGTTCCCAAAAATCCTCCATAACAATTTGAAGAGTTGGGAAGTATTTGCTGAATTTTTTATAAAACTCAACATAGAACCTTGTGCAAGTTTTACGTAGTTCTCCGCAAAACATATCATGTATATTGTTATATTGTTTGTCAAGAGGATTGTTAGGATATAACATACCTTCCTTCAACATTTTACCACTAGGATCATTTCCTGTAAACTTAGCACTAAAATCTGAATATGATCTACGGACTGGATCTCTAAAAACAAATATGCACTTTATATCAAAAAACTCTTGCAGTGTAGGCACGTACTTGTCAAGAAATGGTTCTCTCAACCAAGAATTGCTGTTAGTGAAGTCAGCAACTGCTTTATATTCATGTTTAATGTTTTCATAATGTATTAGATAATAATGAATATACTTACTTATACTTGGTGGTTCTGCTATCCAATCTCGGATAAACTCCTCACTATGCTTTACATACTTATCAAGTATTGGTGGCATATTAGAATCCTTTACCATCAACCTATCATATGGGTCGCTAGTATACGTCCACATAGGTTGATCAAAGAACTCATAATTTTCTAATTCATTAAGGTATCCAGTTTCCTTTCTGTGTCCACCATGACAATACTTATTATCTAAAGAGAGAGTATAATAAAATGGTGTAGATGCAGCATGACCCCATCCACCAAATATCAATAATGGTATTTTCAAAATATATAAGGAGAATGCATGATATTTATGAAACCCGTATTGCACATAAATGCTGGAGTGGGGTGGTCTGCGACTAAACCGCTTTGCGACACACTTTCAGACATTGGATATGCGATATGCCCAAATAGAGAGCATACTACAGAGTGTAATGTGCTATATTACTTATATGAGAGGGAATACAATCCAAAGCATGCAAATATTTACTGGCACAAGGATCATAAGAAAAGGGGATTAGATTTTGTCAAAAAAGACACGACTCTAGACTGGTATGTTGATTATATTAAATCACATATTGTTAAAAGTCATAAAGGTGTCAGCGATTTCTCAAATAGTAACGGAGATTTACCTGCATACTTCTTGAGACAGATTGCACCAAGACTTGAAAGCGAATTTGATGT